CCAACAACCCCGAAGGCTATCCCTACTTTGGTGGAACCTATTGGTGGGCCAAGTCGAGCCACATCAAGGAACTCGGTGAGCCGGAACGCAAGCAGAGGTGGCAGGCAGAGCATTGGATTGGCAAGAAACCCGACACCAAGGTCCACGACACCAATCCCGGATGGCCGGGTCCCGAAAAGTTTGTAATCACGTTTTAGCATGAAGGTCCCCATCCTCATCACGAACTTCAACCTCTACACTTGGCCGAAAGCAATGGTCAAGGAACTGCAACGGATGAAGGAATGCGGTCCTATCATTATCATTGACAACGGTTCAACTTACCGCCCGACCTTGGAGTGGTACGATTCGCTAAAGGGGAATGAGGACGTTTCGGTAGTTCGTACCGGGCAGAACTTGGGACATCTTGTGGCATGGAGGCTCGGATTTGACAAACGCATCAAAGCCGATTTTGGCTACCCCGATTACATCGTAACCGACCCCGACCTCGACCTTTCGGGATGCCCTGACGACACCATCGTGCGGATGCGTGAACTTTGGTACGATTCGCCTTCCTACCCCTACATCTACCGGGACGAAGAAGCCAAGGACTTTAACGGGGTGCAGTTCAACGTCAAGGACAAAATTGGCCTCGGCATTCGTGTTGACGACATTCCCGAAAACGCCCTATTCTTCCAACCCGCTGAACATCGCTACCACAAGCAGCCGACCTATGGCAACCTTCGCTTGGCTCCAGTTGATACGACCTTCGCCTTCTACCATGCCGACACCTATCAGGTCTGCATTAGCGGTGCGAGGACGATGACCCCCTACGAGGTGAGGCATCTGCCCTACTACATCACACCCGTTGAGATGAACTCGGATTGGGAGTTCCGGCAATACCTTGACAAAGCAAACCACTCCAGCACGGCTAAGAAGATAGCCGATGGACTTCAAATCGGATAATATGCCCTACTCACACCCGTTCCACAAGGACTTTGTTGGCAACCATATCCGCTCGGTTCTAACCGAATCCGACCGGGTGCTTGACATTGGATGCGGTTGCGGAACTTACGCCCTGCTGCTTCCCGAAATCAAGATGGACGGCATCGAGATTCATGAGCCGTATGTCAGCCGATTCGGTTTGCAGGACCTTTACCAAACCCTGCATATTGGGGATATTCGTGAGTTCGATTTTTCGGCCTACACCTACCTGATTATGGGCGATGTCTTTGAGCATTTAACCTTTAACGAGGCGAGGGACCTGCTTACCCGAATGAAGGGCAAGAGGATTATGATTGCCGTGCCTTATATGTACAGGCAGGGCGAATGGGAAGGGAATGTGTACGAAACGCATTGGCAACCCGACCTGACCCCCGAAGTAATGGCGTTGAGATACCCCGAACTGAAATTGCTCGTTGGGGATGCGGTGTACGGCTACTACATAAACTACTGACCTATGAAACTCCAAGACCTCACCATCGACCAGTTCCAACGTATTGGAGCCATTGAGTTCTCCAGCGTCCTTGGGGACTACGACAAGCGCGCAGGGGTCGTCGCAATCGTTGAGGGGGTCGATATATCACTCGTGAGGGAAATGCCCGCCAAGAGCGTCCTAAAACGTTACAAGGCCATCATAAGCGAGTGGAACGCATTGCCTGCGTTGGGATACAAGCGAAAGTTCAAAGCCGGGGGCAAGTGGTGGATTCCAACGGTGTTCACGGACGAGTTGACGGCTGGGCAGTTGATAGAGTTAATGGACGCAAACACGACCGACGAAAAGCAGTTGTTGCAGAACCTTCATCGAATCATGGCGACCTTGTGCAGGGAAGGTGGGTTATTCGGATTCTTCCCCAAGAAATACGACGGGGCTGCCCATGCAGAGCGGGCCGAACTAATGAAGAAGTACGCCAAGGTGGGCGACGTTTGGGGGGTTGTCAGTTTTTTTTTGCTAAGTTCAGAATCCTACTTGAAAGTTTTGAGCGACTATTCCAAGCACCTGATGACGAAGGCCGAGGGGCTGACGTAAGCCCTCTTGCCGGTTACGGTTGGCTCATGGTCGTGTGGAGGATGGCAAATAAGGATGTACTGAAATTCGATGCCATCTTTGCGATGAAGGCGGTGGAGTTCTTGAACTATGCCTTGCTGATTCACGACATTTTGGAAGCCGAACGGATGGAGGCGGAACGAGCAAGACGCAGATAGACACATTCCAGCACGGGGGACATTTACCCACATGGAAACAACCATACTTGCGAATGGCCAACCCGTAGGTAAGTTCGGCAGCGGTTCGATGAAAGGCATCGACCAAACCGCTTTGGAGGGCATTGGTTCAGTCGTCGGCCCCAAGGGTGGAGGCAAGTCGCCAACCCACGACGTGCTGGTCAAGTGGATAGAACGGGTCATCGAACTTGCGAAGAAGAACCTTGAAGCAGCCAACGCAAATGCAGGGGGAACGCTATCGGCATCTATCGCCCCCGAAGACATCGAACTATCCGCAAAGCAAATCGTCGTGGCTATCATGGCCAACCCCTATTGGAAGTATGTTGACCAAGGGGTGCGAGGCAAGTCCTCAAGCGCAAAGGCTCCGAGGTCGCCATTCCAATATCGGGATAAGTTCCCACCTGCCCAAGCCATGGCCGATTGGATAGCCAACAAGGAAAAAGCAGTTGTGCCAACCTATTCCCGTGAACTCAAGCGGATGCGGACGAAGCAGGAGCAGGGATTGGTGGATGGCAGGTCTGTTGCGTACTGGGTATTCCAACGAGGGACACGGGCCACAAACTTCATGTCCAACGCCCTATCCCCCGAAATGATAGACGTTTTGGTGAATACAATCGCCGAAACCCTTGGCAAATCCATAAGCGTAGCAACCAAATTATAAAATGGCAGTAACCGTCCTTTCAGGGTCGCCCCAAGTGGCTACACCCGTTTACAACAAGATGATCTTCAAGGTCAGCGGTTCGCTGATTGCTCAACCCAATTACAGGTACGTCTGCGATGTCAAGAACCCAGCAGGGACGACCCTTGCCCGGCTAAAGTGCGACAAACTGCCCTCCACCAACTTCGGTTTCTTTGACGTGGCCAAGGTTGTGGAAACGCTGATTGCACCTACCAAGCCAACGCTGACCCAAACGGGATTCGTGGATCATGCCGGGTATTATTCGGGGTACAGGCTCGACTTCATGGAGGAATACGGGAACACTCCAGTCGTGCAGACGGGAACGGTAACCACCGTCAGCGGGGTCATGGGGTTTGCGGGGAACTTGGAGCAGTTGGAGTTCCAAGACTGGACCATAAGCCCTTACTTCCGAATCGAGCAATCATTCCCGTCAACAAGGGCCTTGACCTCACAAAGAGCCTTCACGGTCTATCACGGAGGCAAGGCTTGGCTTGCGATTAACGCTACAAAGTATCAAGCCGTAGCACCAAACGATACATGGCTCGTTTCGGGCCGTGTAACCTACAAGGGAGTTGATTACGATATAGCAGTCAGTCCAAGCCTTTCTGGTACTACGGATTTTAACATCCAACGCTTTGCCTGTGGTCCTGCACAACTATCGGGAACCATCGCAGCACTAAGCGGAGCGGTGGAGGGCGATTCCTACACCGTTCGTTTTTACTCAAGCACTACGGCACAAAGCGCAGGCAATGTCGTAACCTTCACGTTCGGCCCCTGCGAGCGATTCAACTCCATCCCAGTTCACTTCCAAAACAAGTACGGGGGCATTGACTCCTACACCTTCACGCTCAAGAACCGCAAGAGAGCCAACATTACCCGGCAGACGTTCGGCTACAACTCGGACGTTTATGCGACTACCACCTACGACAAGGTTTGGGCAGGGGAGTTTGATTACGTTTACGCACTCAACTCGGACTGGCTCACGGATGCCGAATCCGCTTGGCTTATCGAGATGATTAGGTCCGGGCAGGTATGGCTTGAACTGGATGGGCAACTCGTTGAAGCCATTGTGAACGCCAACACCTACCAATTCACGACTCGCAGGAACGACCGCCTCACGCAGTTGCAGGTCGAGGTTGCCGTGGCTTACAAGAACAACATCCTATGAGCGTTACGCTGATTGCCTACCCGACCGCTGACTACACCACCGACTTGCAGGCTTGGAATGCGTTTAACGACCGAGCCGATGCCGATGGTGCTACAAGCCGGGAGGACGCTTGCTTTGGCTGCCTGTTCTCGGCCTTTGCGACCCTTTACGACCAACCTGAACTGGCTTATGTGTTGGATACGATGGGCGAGATTGACATCGCCCTGACCTATTCTATATCCGATATTGAGGACGTAACAAAGCAGCGAGGCAGTTTTAGCAAGACCATCCAGTTGCCCAATACGCCCACCAACAGGGAGTGCTTTGGCTACGCTTACAACATTCAGTCCTTTGTGGGTGGATTCCAACCCAACAAGCGCATTCGTGCAGCGATGTGGGAGGATGGGGTGCAGATATTCAGCGGAGTGTTGCAACTCCTGTCCATGGCTAAAATCAAAGGGCAGGTAACTTATGAGGTCGGGCTATTCACGGACAACGTGAGCCTGTTCAAAGCCATTGAGGGCAATATGCTCGTAAACACGGCAGGCGTTACAGGGATGAACCACGTCCCTAATTCGGGCCACGTTTCAGGGACTTGGACGGCAAGCGGTACGGCTTCGAGCGGTTACGTTTACGGCTTGGTGGATTCAGCAGGATTTAGCGACACCATCGTTCCAACGCAGGGTGCTGGATGGTTTCAAGCCCCTTGGTGGAGGCTTGGTCCTTCCATCTACGTCAAAAAGATGGTTGACCTCATTTTTGCCGAGGCAGGGTTCCGTTATTCTTCCAACTTCTTCAACTCAACGACCTTCGGTAAACTTGTTATGCCCTACGCTGCTGGGGTTATGCCTGTAAACCTATCGGGGTCCAATGCTTTCACGCAAAGCACGGGAACAGTCTTGTGTGCAAACGGCACAACGCAGGTGCTTTCCTTTCCCAAAGAAACATCCCCATTTTTTGATAATGGCGGTTATTGGGTTGCATCCTCAAGCACCTTTGTCGCTCCTGCTGACGTTCCAACAAGATGGAACATCGAGTTAAGCCTTAATATAGGCAACGTTACAGGCTCAACATCAATGCTTTCCAATATAGCACTCTATAACCTAACTACATCGGGGAACATCATCAACCTGCAAAGTCGTCAAGGATTCGCCAACAGGAATATGCGAATCAATATGCAGAACGTAACATTCCCGGCTGGAGCGAGGGTTCAGGTTCGTGCAGAGCAACTCGCCTTGTTCGGAATTTCATTTCAAGTCCTTTCGGGTAGTACAGTTCAATTCACTTGCCTTGAAAACCCGGTAAGTATCGGAACCTTGGACATGCGGACCGCTTTGCCTGCTGACGTGAAGCAGAGCGACCTATTAGCGGACTTGCAGAAGATGTTCAACCTCCAGTTCATGCCGGACCCACAAGACCCGAAGTTGCTATACATCGAGCCTTGGGTGGATTTTTATGCAAGCGGTTCGGTGGATTGGTCGCAGAAAGCGGATGAGAACGAGGAACAAGTGATAACCAATGGCGACCCCAACGCCTACACGAACATGATTTTTAAGTACAAGGATATGGGCGATTACCTGTCCAAGACCTACAAGCAGTCCTATCCGCTTGCAAGGGAAGGGTACGGAGGCCGAATCTTCAACACGGGCAACTTTTACGGAAAGAATGATAAGGTCGTTGAAACCATTGCAGGCACGCTTATACCTGCGTCTTTTGCTACGGATAAGATAGTTGGAAGGACTTGGGACTTGGAAGGCCCCGAAGCAAGCGGAACGATTAAGCCCCTACAAACGGGGTATCGCTTGGCTCAATACAACCTTATCACGGGGTTAAGCGAATGGGCCTATCAATACGGGGTAAGCGGTTCAACGGCCCTATCCGTTGGGATTCTGCAACTCCCCTTCATCAGCCACATTGACAACCCCTACGCTCCAACGATGGACTTGGCCTTTGGTCAACCTCGGACGGTCTTCTACAATGCAGTCAACGCATCGGGTAGTTTTATCAACTACACGAACAACAACCTTTACAACAAGTATTGGCTCAATTACATCAACGAAACGGTATCAAGCGAGGCTTTGCAGTTGGAACTGACGATGATGATAAACCCAGCAGACATTTATCAACTTGACTTCCGCAAGCCTATTTATTACGGAGGCATCCGCTGGCGACTGCTTGAGGTTCGAGATTACCTCGTCGGGCAGATGAAACCTTGCAGGGTAACGCTCCGAAGAATTCTCAACCTCGCTGAATTTGCGCCGACATCAACGACACCGATAGCCAACGACCCATCCGCAAGGTACAATGGGCCTATCGACCCCGACCCAGCAGACCCCGACTACGAACCACCCATCAACCCTGAATTACCAACCCCCGGATAATGGCAGACGTAAACAAAGAAATTGCGATTAAGGTAACCGCTACGGATGCAAGCGGTCCAGCACTTCAATCCCTTGAGGATAAACTGAATGCTGCGAAGAAGCGGATGATTGAACTTGCCGTTGCTGGCAAGCAGAATACCGAAGAATTTATCAGGCTTCAACAAGAGGCAGGGGAGTTCAAGCGAACCATTGAAGGCGTTGAGCAGTCCGTTGATTCGGTCGCAAAGTCAGGAACGCAAGGGATGCAGTTGTTCTCGGAAGCCTTGACCGCAGTAACCGCAGGGTTCACGATTGCGACAAGTATGTCTGCCTTGTATGGCGAAGAGAACGAGGACCTTCAAAAGACGATGATGAAGGTTCAAGCGTCTATGGCTTTGCTTCAAAGCATACAAGCCTTGCTTGCCATTACGACTAAGACGAGTGCCGTAGCAACTACCGCTAACAGGATTGCCTTGGCCCTTTACGACAAGACTGTCAAAGGGACGACCATAAGCCTCAAAGGTTTCAAGGCTGCACTTGCTGCAACAGGGATTGGATTGATTGCCGTTGCTGCGGGACTTGCCTACACCAACTGGGAAAAGTTGCGAGAATTGCTCGGATTACCACCGAACAACACAAAGGCTATTGCTGCCTTGGAGCGAGAAATTGCTTTGATGGAGGCAAATGGGGCCATGATTGAATCCATTGAGGCCAAGAAGGTTGAGTTAATCAAACTGCAAGCCCAAGAGATGAAGGGGCAAGAAAAGTTGAACAAACTCAACGAGATTGGCATCATAACCGCTCAAGCACAAGTAAGGGCGAAGCAAGCACAAATTGCAACCCAAGAAAAAGCCATTGCTACATCTGAGCGTGAACTTGAGGTGCTTCAATCCCAATACGTTAAAGGTGAAGAAAATGCAACGGCACAAATCGAACTCGCTCAAAAGATTTATGCTGAAAATGAAAGGCTATACCAACAAAGGAGATTGCTCGCACAAAGCCAGCAAGAACTCGACCAACTTGAGATAGACGAGAAGAACCGAAAGGCTGAAATTTTATCAAACTTGGACTCGCAGTTGCAAGAAGATGCGAAGAAAGATTATGATGTCAGGAATCAATTAGCGGAAGAGCAGTTTAGAGATGAGGTAGATAAAGCAAAAACCAAGGGAATCTTACTTGAATCCCAACTTGATGAAGAGCGAGTTCAAAGGTTGGCAGCAGCCAAGTTAGCCCTCGGAGATACCGAAGCGTACCTCACGATGGAGAAGGACATCAATGCAAGGTTTGATGCAGCAAAGGTCAATCAAAAGCAACTGACCGAAGAAGAGATATCAAGGATTGAACGTGAACGCAGGCAACAAGACCTAAAGATGGCTTCCGATGCCGTTGGTGCGCTTGGCGATTTACTGACTGCTGGCTTGGGCCAATCCGAGAAAGACCAAAGAAAAGCCTTTGAGATAAACAAGAAGGCCAGCATAGGTCAAGCCCTCATTAATACCTTTATGGCCGTAACCGCTGCCCTGACTGCTGGAGGGAACCCGATTAAACTTGCAACGGGCCGTCAGTTTGTTGACGCAGGTATCGCTCTTGCAGCAGGGTTGGCACAGGTTGCGAAAATCAGCAAGACGCAGTTCCAAGGGAGTTCAGCAAGCGGAGGCGGTGGTGCGTTGACTGCTGGGGGCGGTGGAGGTGGAGAGGCTGCTCCTGCATCAATCTTTGCCAACCCTCAAACAACTATGCTTGGAACCGATGGTGCTGCAATGGGCCAAGGCCAAGGCTCATCGCCAATGCGAGCCTATGTCGTGGAGAGGGACATCACTCAAAGCACTCGCAGGGTTCGGAGGTTGGAGGAATTTGCAACTTTGGGGGCGTAGGACATTTACCACTATGGAACTACCCATTTACAGGATGACCGTTGACGAGGTCGATGAAGGGGTCCAATTCGTGGCCCTGACCGATATGCCGGCAATCGAACGGCCATTCCAAGCATTCAGCAAGGCCAAGCAGAAGTTCACCGAAACAGGCGAACGCAGGGTCCTGACTGGCCCTCTCATGCTTGCAGACACGCCCATCTTTCGCAAGGACGAAACCTACGGGGAATACTACGTCGTATTCGACAAAGCGACCATCCGCAAGATAGTCCAAAAGTATTTCAAGCAAGGCAACCAGCACAACGTCAATGCCTACCACAACGCTGAACTGGATGGCGTGTTCATGTTTGAATCCTACATCACCGATGCCGAGCGTGGTATCATGCCACCGAAAGGCTACGAGGACACCCCCGACGGCTCTTGGTTCGGGTCCTTTAAGGTCGAGAACGACGAAGTTTGGGAGAACCGCAACCTGTTCCGGGGTTTCTCCGTTGAAGGGCTTTTTGGAATGGACAAGACCGAATCCGAACTGGAGGTCGCACTCGCTGGCCTCGCTGACGAATTAACCGCTTTTTTGCAACAATTAACCCCCACCTACAAATCCCACTAACTATGAATCTCAAAAACGCAATTGAATCCCTGCGGACTGAACTCCGCAAATTCAGCACCCAAAAGCAGTCCTTTGCTGACTACAAACTCGTTGACGGCACCGTTGTCCGTGTTGACGGGGACCTCGTTGCCGGGACTGCCGTTTACGTTGTTGCCGAAGAAGGCACTCTCCCTGCCCCCGATGGCGAGCATGTCGTTGAGGGCGTTGGAACAATCAAGACCGAAGGAGGCAAAATCGTCGAGGTCATCGCTGCCGAAGTAGCGACCCCGGTCATCGAAGCCTTGCCCGTTGCTGCTGAAATCACTCCCGAAGTAGCCGTTGAGGTAACCGAAGAAATCAAAGAAGCCTATCCTGCGATGACCCCCGAAGTCGTTGAGGCTATCGTCGCCAAGCACCTCGGAGCCATCATGGAAGAACTCAAAGCAGCATACGCTGAAATGGGCAAGATGAAGGAGAAAATGTCCGCATTTGCATCGCAGGTCGAAACCATGGCCGACATCGTCGAAAAGGTTTCCGAACTCCCAGCCGAAGCCCCCAAGGCCAGCGGTTCAGCAATCGTTGAGCAACGCAAGGCCCAAGCCTCGCAGAACTTCAATGCTCTCGCACAAGCACTTCAATCACTCAAATCCAAAAACTAAACCCCTAAACCCCCAATAAAATGGCATACAATTTTGGCAATCTAGTCGCCTACACCGACCAAGAGAGGCTTCCTCTCATCACCAAAGCGGTTTTCTCCGCTCGTTCAGCAGCCCTGTTCACCAAGCAGGTGGGCATCAAGTTCGCTGCTGCCCTCAACCTCATGGACACCGATGCCTTGATTCAAGGCGGAGATGTTTGCGGTTACGCAAGTTCAGGTACGACTACATTCAGTCAGCGTAACATCACCGTTGGCCGTATGAAGGTTCAAGAAACCCTTTGCCCTCGTTCTTTGGAGCAGTACTGGATGCAGACCCAGTTGACCGCTGGCTCTACCTACGACGGTGTTCCTTTCGAGCAGGCTTTCTCCGAGCAGAAGGCTCTCCGTATCGCAGAGGCTTTGGAGAACGCAATTTGGAAGGGCAACACCTACTTTTCAGGTGTCAATCAGTTGTTGAACGCTGCATCGGGTTCTACCATCAGCGGTAACACAGGAGCGGTTTCTGCGTCCGTTGGTGTCACCACAGGCAATGCTATCGCCATCTTCGACGGCATCTACAACCAAATCCCACAGGCCATCTTGACCAAGACGGACCTCGTTATCTTCTGCGGTTGGGACAACTTCCGTACCTTGCTTGGTGCTTTCAAGTCCTCCACAGCGG